GAGCAGGGGCTCACGCCGGACGCAGGCCCGAATAAAAAAACTAGACAAGTTACTTAATAGGAGTAAACAAATGAAACGAATTAATACTGCTACAGCTGTTAATGGCATGTTCGTTGATGGCAACAGGGCTCTTGGTCAAAAGGCGACTCAGTTCTCGGCTGAATGGTGTAATGCCATTCAGGAAGAACTGTGCGCGATTGTAGAGTCTATTACAGCCGCGGCCGTGACAGGCTTATCTAACCATGAGGTTATTGATGCGTTGAACGGTGATCGGACTTTTCGTTCTGTAAAGGTCGGGTCTGCGGAATTAAAAGTTGTTTCCGGTTTGGGCGCGTCTTTGAGTAATCTTGCGGCCTTGTCCGCTGGCGTCATTGAGGCGCTGACAATGTTCAAGGTCGGCGATTCGCGATGGATTTCTGGAAACAACCAGCCTAAAATCGAGGGACTGTACGGCGTTGATGCGGGCAATGTCGGCACGACCAACTTGCAGGCCGACACGATTGACTCGCACGGCGACGGTGTGAATACGATCCAGGTCAAGAAGCGTCTTGTGAGGGATAATGCACCTGGCCAGGAAAACGAGCCTCTGCTGCTAGGCCCAACGCAGGTGGGCGGTGGGCTAAAGGTGACGGGCAATCTTGATGCTTTCGGCGGTCTCACATTGACTAATCATGTTTGGAACGCGAATGCTTCCGACATTGTTGACAAGATGAACAGCCTCGAAAACGGACAGATTGCAATCATATTCAACAGCGGGTCCAGCGACGTGTCTTTCCCTGCCGCGCAAGGTTCTCCTAACCCTCGGTCATTCATCGTGCCTTACGACGCATCGGTTCTAGTTGTGAAATCCGGTGGTAGGATTTATCCGGCTGGCGGTGTGCTGTAGACTGATTTTTGGAGTAGATGTTTGATGGGCAAAATGAAAACACTTTTTAGATAAGGAATTTTACATTGGACATCACTGGATTAGACATAGGTGTGTTTATGACCGGAATTGGAGCGATTATAAAATCGTTTCATTCCGACCGTAAGTCGGATTCGGCAAAAAAAACTCTTGATGAACGAATATCTGTTATCGAAAACGATATTCGACATCATGATAAACGTCTTGATGACGGGGATTCAAATTTCAAAGTACTTGACCAGAAAATTGATCGCAACAATGAACTTTTGAACCAGCTTATTGGCGAAGTTCGCGCTGGAAGGAATTGATGTGGAGGCTTTTGTGCTAGTGGTTTTCTTTGCGCTGATTATGACGCTAGGCTGGATTTTCTTTGACGAAGATGATTGGGGTAAACCGAATAACAAGTAGGAGTGAGATATGTCTGGAATAGTCCTTCGTAGCGCCGAAATCATCAAACCGCTCCAGGTTGCGACCGGCAAACTGCATGGCGATTCCGTCTATGCTTTCGAGCGCGATTTTGAAATGCTGTTGCATACTAGCCGTGGCGATTATCTATGGCGGGTTGGCGAAGGGTATATTAGCAACTGCGGGTCCATTCCGTGGCTCGGTCAAAAGATTCTACGGGTGAAATCCTATGATCCGGATAATCCGTTGCAGAACGCCTTCTTCTTCTTGCATGACGACCTTTATCAAAAAAAAGGATATGAAATCTTTGATCGCGAAGACTCCGATGCGCTTTGCCGTGGAGGGCTCCGCGAAGCTGGCTGCAGCCGTTTCCAGGCGTCGACTATCGACTTCTGCTTGATGATCGGGGCCTGGGGCCATTGGGGCGACAACGCTTACAAAAATTTTGATTTCTTGAGCAAACTTGAAAAGGTGGGGTAGTTGTGAAACCTGAACTTGTTCTAATTCGTACTGGTTTAAACTACAATAAAAAAGGCGTATTCGGCGAACTTTACCTGAACAATCATTTTATTTGCTGGACTCTGGAAAACCGCTCAAAGCTGATTCCTGCGGGTGGTTATTTAGTCAAAAATTCAAAAAGTCCAAAATTCAAGCGTGAACTCCCATTGCTGTACAACAAAGTTATTCAAGCTTCTCGTGGGATTCGAATTCATGTTGGCAACGATGCGGTCAAGGATTCGCGTGGGTGTGTTCTTGTCGGTATGATGCGCGACGAAAATAAACTTATGGAGTCGGCTCCGGCAGAAACCATGGTGGCTATGTTGTGCCGAAATTGCGAGTTCCTTTTGATCGTTGAGCCTTATTCTTTGACAAACTAAATTTGCACAAATTTTCCTAAAATACGATTCGAGCCGAATCTTCTTTTAGCTTTGAGTGTAGACCGCTGGGAAACTCCCGGCGGTTTTCATTTATCCCAAAAGGAGATATTATGGCTACTTACGAAAACGACAGCTACACCAGCAAGGGTGTGGGAACCGCCGGTCTTACTCTCGGCGTTATCGGCACGGCACTTGCCAGCGGCGTGCTCAACGGCAACGGCCTCGGTGGCCTTTTTGGCAACCAGAACCCGACTGCTAACCCGGTTTACCAGTTGGCCCAAAAGGACAACGAAATCGCTCAGCTCAAGTCCGAAAAGTATGCTGATGCCGAGGTCGCTGCGTTGACCGAACGCGTGGCAAACCTCGAAGCTCGCGTTCTCGCCGACGAAAAGACTGACCCGCTGCGTGACCAGATCCTGGGTGACCGCATCGCCGGTCTTTCTGCAATCGTGAACCGCATCAGCGCTCCGTTCGTGCCGAACTACGCTGTGGCTCCGGGTTGGGGGCCCGCTTTCGTGTCCCCGTTTCCGCCCGTCCCTCCCGTCGCCGCTGGTAGCGGAACCGTCACCCCGACTCCCGCCACTTCCACCAGCACGTCGCAGGCTGCGTAAAAAGAGGTAGCTTATGCATATTTCTCTCGAAAAGGCCGTTGACGGCTTCATCGGTTTTATGGCTGACCAGGTGGCAATGATTCCGAAAATGGGTGACCGTTTTCTGGGCTTCGCCGCTCTTGGCGCTCTTAAGAGCAATCCAGCTGCACTTGTATCCAAGGTTAAGCCCTGGATGGAAATGTCCGGGATTCTTGACGCCGACGGCATGGTGAACTTGGATTTCGCTAAAGCCGCTCTCGACATGGCTTTTGCCAATGTGCCGAAAGTAAGCTATTTCGGATTCTCGTTTACCAACGAAGACGTTCCGGTCCTTCTTGCGAAGATGCAGGGCACCCAAACGGAGGTTGCGTAATGAACGAACGCGTGAAAATGGTCCTGGAGCGTACCGAAAAAACGCTTTGTCGCCACCTTGAAGACCTGAATGATCAGGTGGAACAGGATGGTGGCCGAATCAAGGATCACATGGTTCTCGATGGCATCAAGGATTCTGTCAAGACTCTTCGATGCATCAAGGAACTGATGGATCATGGCAACGCTGAAACTGTTGCTTCCAAGATGGCTGCAAAGACTGTGCCTGGCATTGTCTAGTAGTCAATCTTTCCTTCAAGGCGGTCTGCAGCGATGTGGACCGCCTTTCTTTACAGCTCTGGAATCGCGTCAACTGCCTTGCGACGGCCTTCGTCAAGGACCTTTGCGTAAACCTGTGTGGTTTGGACGCTCCGGTGACCTAGAAGTTTGCTGACCGTGTAAAGCTCTGCACCGTTAGCAAGCGCCAGCGTCGCGAACGTGTGGCGGCTCATGTGAAAGTGCAAGTTCTTTTTCAGCCCGGCGTTTTCGGCCCATGCTTTCAGCCCGCGAGTTAAACTGTTTAGCGGGCCAATTTCGAAGACCTTGCCCTTGTTTTTTCTTTCGGGCAAAAACTTTTTCGCGTTGGCGGATAGCGGCACCCGGACAATTTCTTTTGTTTTCTTCATCCGGATAATAATCGTGTCGTTGTCGATATTGTCCCATTTCAACGCCTGGACATCAGAAAATCTCAAGCCAGTAAAACAGCAGAACAAAAACGGATGTTTGATTTCGTCGGGAGCCGGTTCGGCGTCGAGCTGCCGAAGTTCTTCGATGGTCAGGAATTCTATTTCGGAGGACCGCTTTTTGGGCATGATTCCGTAAAAATCGGGCATGCCGGGAATCAGTTTGTCGATGTAGGCATCGTGCAACCTGGCTTTCAGGAGCACGCCGTAAAGGCGGATTGTGCCGGGTGACAAATCTTTTGATGTCAAAAAATCGATAAATTTGCTAAAAAAGTCTCGATTGATTTCAGCGAGAGTCGCGTTTTTCCGGAATTCGGCGAAAGACCTGAGCATGACGGTGTTGTTTTGCCTTGAGTTTTCGACCTTCATCTGACTTATTTTCTTTTGGAAATAATCTATAGCGAATACCGTCTTTGCTCTTTTTGGAGTCTCGACATTAAGTTCGCCTGAATCCAGTTCGCGAATCCGCTTGTTTTTTATCTCTGTGGCCAATCTTATCGTCTCGGCATTTTTTATCTTGTCGGCCTGAGTCTTGGCCGGCACGAGGTATAATTTCAGGAATTCCCTGACCCTTTTGCCGCCGATCCTGTAGTCGAGGTGCAGCGAAAAACCGCCGCCCTTTACCGGGCGCTGGTTGATGTGAACTTTCTCTTTGATTTTCATTTTTGAGTGACCGAAAAGTGACCGTTTTTATAAAATGATAGAAAACGAAAGTAAATGAAAGTAAATGAAATTGCCGAAAATGCAATAAAAAAGCCGATTCTTTCGAACCGGCTTTCTGTAAGTTCTATAATCGGGATTACCTGGAGTAGTTTTCTAATATTCGCTCAATCCCTTGTAAATACTGATGTTGTGCTTTTATTTGTGCTTGCGGAGTGACCAAAAAGTGACCAAATGTTGATAAGTGACCAAAAAAAAGACGCTTGAAAGCGTCTTTAGTGATATGGGGCTGTGCACTAAATGCCTTGCAGTGCTGCTTTGCTTTCGATTTCTTCGTTGCTCGACCTGCGTTGCCTTGCCAGGTAACGGTTGAGGTCGGATTCCCAGAATACGAGCGATTTGCCTACCTTTAGATAAGCGAGTTCGCCGGAACTGGTGAGCTTGTAAATAGTGCCGCGATTCTTGGCCTTGATGTGTTTGACAGCTTCGTCGATGTTCAAAGTGCGGTCCTTGCTTTCAATTTTCCTGTGAATAGCCTGGAGGATGCGGCTCTCCATTTCGGCAAGGTCGCCTTTGGTTGCGATTTCTTCGGTGTTCATTTTTTGTCATCCCCTTTTGACTTGATTTGGACGTTTATTCCTAGCGTGATTATAACGAGAAAATAAAGACTCCAGTAGTGATTTTCAATAAATTCGATAAGATCTTTCATTCCGTAATCCTCAATCGTTCGTAATCAATCCATTTGCCGTCTATCTTTACCATACAGCCTTGTAACGGCATGTAAGAGCATTCTAGTCCTTGTTTTGATGCCTTTGCGTGACATTTTACATAGCCGATTACACATAGTCCTCCAAATATCACAGCAAGCAAGAAGCTGTAAAGGAATAGTGTAAAACAGGTTTTTTGATTGTTACTCCAGCTCATTTTCTTCCTCCATTTCTTTTTGAATGAATTCCATGCAGCGGAAAACGACTGCTCCGACCTGCGCGAATTCCTTGAGTGCGTTCTTTTTGTCACCGTGTTGATAGGAGTTGAAGGCTTCGGCGATTTCTTCCATCATGATGTTGTCGGCGGTCCAGGGGCCTCTTTCGTTGCGTAGCTTGATGCGGTACTCGGATTCCGCCCAGCTTGCGGAAGAGCCGGGCGACACCATCGCGTCGCAGAACTTGGGGTGTTTCGTAACGGCATTGCGGAGCTCGTTTTCGATTTCGCCGAAGAACTTCTGCGTAATCAGATAGCCGTCGATGTACGCCTTGAATTCGGTTTCGTTCTTGAAAATCATGTCGCCGACGGTCGGCATGTTGGCAAGGATTCTGCCGTCAGCTAGTTTTTGGTAATGGTAGTTTTTGTAAGTATTCATGGTCAATCCTTGTGCTTGATGTTGGTGATTATGGCGATTGCGGAAATCAAGATCGATAGAATTATGATTAAGGTCATTTTTTTTTCTCCTTTTTTTTATAAGACCGGCGGGATTCGAACCCGCATCAAGGGCATTCAAGCGCATATCCCTTCAATCGCTGAAGCTCTGCCTGAGTATTACTTTTGAGCTACGGTCCTTTGTTTAAGTAGTTTCCTTTTGGTTGATTAGGTTTTGGACTTTTTCCGCTTCGAGTTCCTTGATGCGGGCCTTCGCCAGATCCCATTCGACTTCGTGCAGGCGGAGCTCTTCAAGTTCGTTAGCGCAAGTTTCGATGATGGAATTTTGTTCAACGCGTTCGCGTTCAAGCCGCAAGTTTTCTTTTGTTAGTTCCTTGACTTGAACCTGGCTTGCGTCGAAAGCGTCGTGCCATTGCTTCACTTCGTTTTCGAGCTGCTTGGTGTATTCCTTGTATTCTTCGATTGTCTGCATCGGTTTTCCTTTTAGATTGAATTCAGAAGCGTTTTGACGCCTTCTGCAAAGATTTTATAGTAATGGTGGTTATCTTGTTCCTTGGCTGCTTTTTCGGCCTTCTGAAGGCGAATGTCAACGGCTGTGGCAAAGTTCCGGAGCGCGTTCAATTCTTCATTCATTGGCGCGATTCGGTCCATG